GGCGGCGGCAAAGGTAAAGGTAAAGGCTCTGCTACCCCTTCAATTAACAAACCTAGCTCTAGCAGCGGTGGCAGAGGTAAAGGCTCTGCTACCCCTTCAATTAACAAACCTAGCTCTGGCGGCGGCGGTGGCAAAGTTAAAGGTAAACCCGGTGCACCTACATGGTAAAAACATTAAATAAGTTTGTTATAATTCTGAGTGATAGAGGCCAGGTCCCTGTGCGCGTTAGGCAGATAGCCTAGAAGGCGATACACCTGATCCATCATCGAAGTCCTGGGTTTCTAGGCCGGAGGTTTAATTACCTTCGCAGATTGATTCCCTGGTGCGCCCTCGACCCACTTGGCAAGCGCGACGAATCAGTAACACCCCCTATGCTTAGCTCCTATACATAGACCATTTTGTTGGCGCCAACAATATGGTTTAAGGATGATGCACAAACCTGGGGGTCACTCAACCGGTAGTCCAGTGGCAGGACACCCCGACAAGGGAGTTAGATAGCTGGTTCGATTCCAGCACGGTTGATTCACCTGGCTTACTCTTTAATATTTTAAAATGCCAAAGTCAATTACACTTCCCCCACAAAAACGGTTGCATGAATTGTTTGATTACAATGAAAATACAGGAGTTTTTATTAGAAAAACTTCACGAGGAAGAGGTAAAGCAGGACAAGTAGCAGGTAATTTAGATGATTGCGGTTACTTGCTGCTTGTGATTGATGGTAAAAAATATAAAGCACATCGTATTGCGTGGATGTACGTTCATGGAGAAGACCCAGGAGATTTAGAAATAGAGCATATATCACGCAATCCCGCTGAGAATTTTATTTTAAATTTAAGAAAAGCAACTCGTTCTCAAAACAATGCAAATAAAAATAGTAAAGGATTTAGAAAACTTTTAAATGGGAAATATACAGCTCAAATTAGAATAAACGGTAAACAAAAATATTTAGGAACATTTGAGTGTCCTTTACTTGCTCGTCTTGCCTATGAAAAAGCTGCAAGAACATATTTTGGAGAATTTGCAAATTGTTAATCTTGCCCGCCTGGTCCGAGACAATTGGATAGTACGGCTGCTGCGCTGCAGGGCGATGTAGGTTCGAATCCTACCCAGGTGCTTTAGAGTAAGCAGACTCAAGCAAGTCAAATGAGTTACCTCAATCACAACCTGCCTACGTTTACGTGCTACATCCGAAACGAATTCTTATACAACCACAAGCAAGGCCATGGCGAGGTTACGTTGTGCGATGTACACTCAGTAGCCTCCCTGGAGAAGCACGTCCCTTTGTTTGAGGTCTTCCTAGAGAATGGTGTCAACTGGACGAGACGTCCCATACATGCTCTCTGCTGGAAGCCGGACGCCCTTAAGCCTGAGCTTAATGAATGCATGTGGTGGGATTGTTTCTCTCCGTATATTGATGTGCAAGTCCGGTCACGCCTCTCAAACTTACGTGCCCAGCTAATCAATTTTAAAGGGGAGAAGAAGGGTGGAGTCTACATGTTTACCCTTGACTGGTCATGGGAATCTAAATCAACTCTTAATACAAACTTCAGTGAAACACCCGAGCATAAGTGTGCACACTTCTTCCGCATGGACGATGGCAACTTCTATGCGTATCCCAACAACCGGGTCATTTGGTACGATGATGCGTGGCTAAAGAACCGTATTGAAAAGAACCCTGGTTACGAGATTGACCTAACTGAGTACAGCGTAGAAAACTCACGGATGATTGAAACGTCCGATCATTTTATTTACGAGACAACAACCACAAGCGACCAGTGATTTACTGTTATATTTATTGCAGTAATGCTTGGCTTTGGTGCCAACTTCCAAAGAAAAGCTCCAGCGCAATAGACAAAAGTTTCTTGAGTACAAGAAGACTTTGAATTGCCAGCACTGTGGGTTGGATGATCATCGTGTCCTTGAGTTTCACCATGTTGGTGACAAGGACCATAACATATCAAATATGGTTAACCACGGATACGGCTGGCGCCGTATCGAAGAGGAAATAAAGAAATGTATTCCACTATGCTGCAACTGCCATAGACTTGAGCACTGGGTTGGCTAATGCTTAGTGCTTTTTTATTTCATGAATTCAAAAGGATCATAACCTTGTTTTACTAACTGATTGTATAGCTGCTCGTGTTGTTTCATTTTTGCAGCATACGAAGGATCGAGAACTCCTTCCGTAGTTTCTGTTTTTCCTACTGCATTTAAATCTTTTAATTGTTGAGTAGTGTCTTTAAAGTTTTGGATTAAACCTTGATTTCTAAAATCATGAACGGCTTTTTGCGCCCTGGGAAATAGCCCAAAAGGATCCAATGTTTGTTGAACGATTTCTTCGCCTTGTTTTCTTAGGTTGTTTCCATATGAGGATTGACCTTTTTCATCGATGAAAGGACTTGCATAATTTAATTGTTGCGCATATTTAGCAGCAAAACGTTCGGCGCGATCTTCTTCTGGGGCGTCTAAATATTGCAACGCTAAACCACCTGCCACTTGCAAAGGTGCCGGCTTACCTAATGTTTCACTGAGACCTGTTAATGCTCGTCCTGCAACACCTCCATATGAATAGATTTTTTTATCCGCTGGATTTAAATGCCCTAGCTCATGTATTTCTAATTGTCGTTCTAGTTCAGTTTTGCCAGTTCCCGTGTAGCCATGGATCCCAACTTCATTAGAAAGCGGATTGGCATAGTGACTATCACCCCAAGAAGATACGACAGGAGCAAATATTGAAACAAGAGTAGGGGTTTTTGCAGGGTTAACAATCCTTCCTTTTACTCCAGTAATTCTTTCCAGTTCTTTTGCTCTCCCTGGAGCAACTTGAGGAGGAGATACAATTTTGGTCAAAGGCGAAGCTGTACCACCTCCAGGCAGCCAACCGCCGAGTTGTTTGTCTGCTTGTCCATAACCTTGACGGACTTTATTTAATAAGTTTTGAAATAAATCCATCAGCCATTCCTTAGCGTAGCTTTAACAAACCAAGCAGCTTTAAATGCCTGACCCACAAGGTCAGCCATGTAGTTTTGAATATCAATGGCACCTACCTTGGCAGCAATAGGCTCAAGCTTTTTGGCTTTCATGCCAAGCTCCTCAAGATTCTTATAGTATACCCCAAGCATGTCAGTTCCCTTGTAGGAAGTTACAGTTTGGATAGGAGGAGCTGCATCTTTAAGCCCACTACTACACATAGGAAGTAAATAATCCATGCTGCGAATAAACTCAGCAAGGGTATCAAACTGTTCAAGGTGCGTTTCATATTGATCTTTCAGGAATGCATGGACACCAAGGAAGTTACCGCCCTCGTAGTTCAGGTGGATGAGATGTGACTGTGTCTCCAGCTCTTTGAGGTAGGCACACAGAGAGATGCATTGCTGGATGAATGCACCTACATCACCACCAGCTTTAGACTTGGCAGGAGCTTTGGGTTTGTCCTGGGGTTGAGGAACGGGTTGAACCTGAGGGGTTTCAGCTACTTGGTACTGCTGAGGGGCAGGGGTATACATAGTCACATGGCAATAGTACTAGTTTATCAGGCTTTAATGCCTTAACGGCTCATCTCGATACCTCTTCCCAGTCCATAGATGCAAGTACATCAGAACCAGATTGTGCACTACTACTTGCAGTGGTAACTTCTAACGGTTGACCACTACACGTTTGAACCTTAATTACTTCGTAGCTGTTACTAGGTTTAGCTGGATCGCGGTATAAAGGCATTGGTTGTATTAATTGCTAATACCATTATCTCACTTAGGTTTTTTTAATCCAGCATGCCAATCAGAACGAAGATGGCCATAGTCCCTTGGCTGAGTGACAGAGACATCAACTGCTTTACATAAACCGCATGTACCCATGTGATGTGTAGCACAGTGATGAGGCGGTCCAATGTAGATACCCCGCTTAAACCAAGTGCCGTAAGTTTCACCACAGTCGTAGCAAACCCAGGCGGGATAATCGGGGTTGTTTGTTCTGGACATTAATCCTCACCTGGTTTGTTGAGATGGTTTTTACAACGCAAAAGATCTACTAGATCCTTTGCTTGTTCATATTCTTTTTGTACAACGTCCAAACTATCGACAGCTGCAGTCAGGAAGCATTCAAATAGTTCTGCCCCTGTCAAGATGCCGCTAAACTCAGCAAGAGTATCAGCAAAGTAGTCGATTGCTTTTTGTTTATTAGAAGGTACAGTCACTTGTGTTTGAGGTTCGTCAATGAGTTCTGCGTAGAAAGTGCGCCAGTCTGGCAATGTATCAACAGCATTGGATGAGTCATGTAGATTCTCACGTGAGTCTTTTGAGACTAACGGTTTATCTATTTGTGCGATAACTCGGTTTTTTTTATACCATTCCTGCCAATCTTGGATGACATTAATGGGTTCGTGAGGGTGTTCCATAATTAAAGGGACGCCCCACTATTGTGGACCGTCCAAGCAAAACAATATGTTTATTGTAAACCTTAAGAAACAACTGCGGCCTGTGCAGCCTGTAATGTTTCGTATTCCTCAATTGCTTTGAGTACTTCAAAGTACCGTTCGCGCATGATAGGGCCAGCTTCGGTTACGCAGAAACGTTCCCAAAGACCTGTGTAAGTGTGGCTAGCAGGTTTGTAGACCTGGTAGAGATGCTCCATAAAAGCAGCCTTCTCTTGTTCCAGGGGTACGTTCCAGGTTTCAAGCTGGTTCTTAAGCCAAGGAGTATCAAAGCCCCCGGTCGTGTTGAGTTTCTTGAGTAACTCTTTAGAAGCAGATGCCTTAGTCATTGGAATCAATTGCGGTGATGGATGTGAAAACGCCCTTGACGCTGGGGCTGGTCTCGAAAAGAAGATTGTCTAGTTCATCTTGAAGAGCAATGGCAATATCTTGGGGAGTCCGACCGCCAAAGCTGTCGTATTCAACCTCAAGGTCTACCGCAAAAGATACGGTAAGTTTTGGTACGTAAACAGGATCCATCTGATGGAGTAAATGCTTCAATACCTTAGCAGGTATTTAGCTTCCTAACAGACGTTCCAGAGAATGAGCTTGGTGCTCTTGGTAGTAACCAAGACGTTGTTGAATGATGTTGTAATAGTTAATTGCAGCATCAACCATTTCTTCGGCATCCATGCTAGCCGCCAAGTTTTCGTTGGCCAGCATAGATGCCGTCAAAATGACAACACCATGTTCCATTTTGGAACCAATAGTCGCGGAAAGAGGAGTCCCATCATTGGTGAATCCAGCAATCAATCTGTTTAGTACCGGATCGCCGCCCATGGAACTCCTACTGCTTTAACTATTGTATTGCAGTTTATTTACCGCATTTGGCAAGATGAAACCAATACGCATTAGCTGCGTTCTGGTGGAAGCGCTTGCCTACCAGCAGCTTGAGTTTCTTTTGTTCAAGCTCCTCAAACTTGCTGATGTTATAAGGCAGCACTTCTTCGCCATCCTTGATCATGTCAAGTTCAAGATTGTTCATCTCCAGTTGGAGATCAAAATCTTTTACTGCATGTTGATGACAGTTCATCTTGATGCGAGCGTCATCTGCATCAGCAGGTGCTTCAATCTTCAGGTAGAAGGTGTCCTGGATACTCGGATGCTTCCAGTTCCACTCGAGGTTCGGCATATATCCGCTTGGAACGGACGCTGTATTCTTGGATGACTTTGACTCCACTTGGGAGTTGTCGGCCCGTTTGATGGGCGGTGCGTATCGCATCGAGATTAGGGACGATTTTAGTTGTGGTTTTAGGTTCTGTTCTTTCGTCAAGAACTTCTCCTGACATTGAACGTAGCACAACTCGTTTGGTTGTGGTGATTTCTTCTTCAATGCAATAATCTGCTCGCTCTTCAGTGTGCCAAAACTCCGGGTCCGATGTAATCTCAACAGTTAAATCCTTCTTACGTGTAAGGGTAAACTGGTAGTTACGCCCACTGATCTTATTAGAATCAAGTGGTAGCGAACGCCGCAACCAACTTAACAAACCTTTGAGGGACCGCAGCTGGGATTCGTGGTGACGCTTGGCTTGCGTGATGAGATCTCCTTCTTTCTTGATGCGTTCAAGAGCATCCTCATGGGCCGCCATAGCGTAATAGATACGGTCGACCTTCTCTGAACGGAGAGAGGCACAGGCCTCCAGCTCAGCTTGCGCCAGTTCCTGGGACTCAGGAGTGAGGAGAGGAATACTGCGTTCCAGGGCACCATAGTGTTCGTAGAGTTTGAGGATGTTTAGATCCTTGAGTTTAACCTGAGTGATTTGAGTCATGACTTAGTTGAAGTTGGATTGAAATTTGTTAATGGCATAGGACAGCAGCATGCCTGCCGCTGCCCAAAGAATATCTTTCATCACCGGAAGTACGGCGGTAAACAAGGATTCAAACATGTGATTGAGTTGAGGTGGGTGGTCAGTTTTACGTCGTGACCAGGACGGTACATGCATGCCCTAAGGCACCTGGTCAGTCTACCAGGGTTTCGGCAATGCCGTCGAGTCCATTGGTTGTGACCTTAACCAACTCAGCAAGGTAGTCAGTCAATGCTTCGACCTTGGCATCGACGGATTTAATTTCATCCATCAAATCCTGACGCGTAAACATTGTAATTGGATCGTAAGAGCGCTCTGCAATTTTCTCAGGGTCTTCAGTCTTTTGGATCACACGAGCCTCATCATTGGCATCGTATGTAACACTCTCATACATTCTCCAAATCACATCATGGGGCCACCCATTAAGATCTACATTTTGATCCATTGATGCGCGAATAAGTGCACGCATTGTTTTAAAAAGAAACGTAGACTTCTCTTCAAAGATCTCAAGGTAGCGATCTTCATCAAGGCCGTAAGTGTCAATCGACATAGCAAGCAAGTGCGTTGGTTAATGCATCAATGATAAAGGATTTTTGTCCTTCTTCACCAAGGTTTGTCCAGTCTTCAAGATCTGGATCTTCATTGTCCCAATGAACACGGATAATGCAACCACCATCCTCTTCATGAATAACTTCTACTTCAAGCTTCTCAATCAAAGTCATAGTTAGTTTTTGATTAGTCATTTGAGCTGTGTTTGTTGCTTGAGGAACTCCACCATCAATCGGTATGCTTCACCAGCATCAGCAATGAACTGACCCCGGTAGTGGAAGCCTTCTTTGTCGAGGCGCATGACCTCTTCTGTTGGCGGTACATTGAATGTAATGCAGTTAGTTGGTTGCTCAGTCATTTCTTTTTGATTGCAGATTGAAGTTGTGGCAGTGCAGTACCAGGAAATGGTACGTAGCCAGCCTCCATCATATTGAAAAATAGATCCCAGGCATGCGTTTGGTTGAACACCTCCTTAGGTTTGTACGTACGCCAGTGAGTCAGTGGAGCCTGAGCACCAGACTTGGTATGCAGCAGTACAAACTTGCCATCGCTGAGGTGATCAACAGGAGGCGCATACCACCATGCCACACACTTGTCAGGTGTACCACTGAGCAATGCATTACGCACCTCAGTCCGTTTGCACAACAACTCACGGTACTTATGGAACCAAGTCAGGTGGATGCACCAGGGTTTGAATCCTTCAATCTCTTGTTGGAATAACGAAACATCAAGAAGTTGACGCTGAAAGGACCCACATGAACAGTAAGGTTCAGGAGTGCTGGCCTGAACACCGGAGGCGTTTTCCTCCAGCTCAGACTCCAAGTCAATTGGCCGAGTCGGACTCCGAAGCCCATCCGGCGCAACCAGATGTCCCAGATCCGTCTGGTCATTTTGGAGGAGGGCAACGACTTTACCTGGGTCTGACAGATGGATAAACTTGTCTGCCCAGTGTTGTTGGAGCTTGGCATTGGAAGTCAGGTGTCCGAGTGCGTGTGAGTAGTTCCAGCCCTTAAACATAACGTAAGCATTGTTATGCCATACGCTAGGGCCACGGTAATTAGGGCCAAGGTAAGAAAAGAAGTCCTTGAGTCGGTGAGTATACTGCTGGAACGCAGTCTTGATCAACGTCCGGTCGTAAGCCTGCTCATCACCATCACGACGCACCACAATACAATTGTCATCTCGCAGATAAATGCCAGAGATTTCGGTGTCATCAAAACCTGCATACGCACGACCAATATTAGACCGAGAGTAGATGAGGGCTTGAGCTGAGTTGAGTTCGGTTTGGAGTTGCATGAGTCTGAGTTAAGTTAGATGAAGAGGTCCTGGTCGTTCTCCTGGTGCTGCTCCTTGACATTCTTGCGTGCCAACTTGCCCATCCTATACGAGCCGAAGGCAGCCACGCCCCAAGCTACAGGATTTGCAATGAGTGCAGCGGCAGCACCCGCTACAAGAAACGTAACACCCGCAGCCTTGACAGCTGCTCTATCTTCAGGTTTCATTTGGTAATCCTTAACACAATCAAATGGTTTGAACTCAGTTTAAATGTAACAATTAGAATGGACCTAAACAATTTAATCTCATGTTGAAATTTGAATCATCTGCAGAGGATCTGTTTTGGCAAGAGAAAATGTTCAGAACAATTAATGACTGTACATCTCTTAGTGAACTAAAAGAAATTGCCGTGCTGTTGACAAAGATTGCAACAACACGACAAATGGCTATCAAAGGATTAGTGAATGATGCCCTTAACTTGATGCATGAGAATTACTCAAGCAAAGCCAAGGACATCACCGACTCACTCAGCTGAGGCTATTGTCCTCACCCGTGAGTTCATTACGGCCAGGCAAAGCTTTCACTTCGACTGCATCCATGGTGCGAGACACCGGAAGGATCTCGACACCTTCTTTGATGCCATAGGCACCGCCAAGCTTTTGCGCATCCTGCTTGGCATGGATGTTGATGTAATCATTGAACAGCTCTTGGTACTTCCAAGTAGATTCACGATCTTCATCAGGAATCGACATGCGACTCAGTGATTCGACTGCTTCTTCTTGGGTGCTGTAACCAGGAATGTCAAAAGATTCAATTGCACAGATCTCAACGTTGTTGGCTCCGCGCATTTCGTTGGCAAGTACTGGAGCAAATACGGTAGTTGCGTAGAACTTTTCATTGAAGCTCAGAGGTACTTCAGCATCCAGTGCCTTGCTCAGACACTTGGACATTTCCTTTTCATACATCTTGACTTTGTCGCTGACATCGGTGCCATTCAATCCCTTCAGTGTCAACACCATGGGGATCTTATGGGCACGCTTGTTGTCTTGGGTCAAGACATACACCAGGTACTTTGTACGTACACTGTACTTACGCTTGTAGAGATTGCCCTTGCTGCCTTCCAGTTCGGCTGCAATCTTGTCAGCTTCCCACATCTCTTTGACTTCAGGATTGTCAAAGGTGCCAATCGTCTGCCTCATCCCTGTGGTTTCCTCAACCATAAGGGGAGAACGTAGAAGGATCTGAATACGAGGCTCAACAAAATTGAGTCCTTCTTCAATTGAAGTGTTGGGAGCCATACCAAAAGTTTGCTTGTAGTTCCAGATAACTGAACCCTTAGCAAAGTCACTTTCAGTGGCATTCCATCCGCAAGTGTCAAGGTCCGAGTTCCGCACGAACCAACCTCGTGTCTTGGATTTGTTGAGGGGCTGAATAGTAACGAGGTTTTGGTAGCCTGAGACGAATTCTTTTGATTGAAAAAGTTTAAAAGATTCCAGGCCACGGGTTGCAAGCGCAGAGGTTTTCTTGGTAGTCATCGAGGCAGTCATAGTTTGTTCAGGGTTTGGTTGTGGACGCTTTTAACGCCATCCCGAGGCGGGTGCTCATACTAGGTCTTTGCAGCCAGCCACGTCATAGAGAGCGTGAGCCTTTGACAAAGCTTCACGTTCATCCAGGGTTTCCTGGAACGAGGAGTAGATGCTGTCCTCTTGGTACCCACAGCCCTTCATAAACATTACGAAGTGCTCAAGGATTTCATCAGTGGTGACACCATCGCTTTGAAATACGATGGTGTAATCTTCTTCTTCCAAAGTAAACTTCATCCGTTGATCAGCTTTCGACATTGGTTTCCTCGCTGTTGGATTCAAGCCGAAGCTTGCGTGCATCAGCAAAAACTTCTGCAATCAAGTAAGCAGACCTGGCAAGCGTTGCAACTGATTGCGCAAACTCTTCTCCGCTTTGTTCTTTCTCTCGGAAAAAAAAGCTTATGTTGTCCATAAAGAACTCATAAGCCACTACGTCCTCAAAAGAAAGAGGAGTGGAATCAAAGCAGTCAACTTGAATTGTCATGGCAATCAAAAGGGTTCTTCACTGAGAGTAGGTGCTGCGCCATATTGACCAGGCAGGTCAGGCAGGCCGCCACCAGAGGTACGTGTCCAAGGATCAGAGTCCTCTTCAACGCTACGTCCGCCCCATAGGCTAGCAACGTTCGTGGATTCAGCCACGGTTGTTTGCGTAGTCACTGTCTTTGGCTGAGAGTCAGCCTGCTTGGGTGCCAAGGTCATGGACACCAGCTGGATCTTGGTAAGGCTACGACGTTCTTTTGTTTCCTTATCGGTCCATACATCTGTTGCCAAGCGGCCACGGATTGTAAGACCAGTGCCTTTCCTGGTGAAGTTAAGCAGAAGTTCAGCTTGGTTCAACTTATCTTGCGCAGTGTTAATTGCGTAGAAGTTAAACAGATCAGCCTGGTTGCGACCAGTATTAACTGATAGTGTTTGGCTACAGATCATTAAGCCATCAGCTGTTGTCTTGAAGGCACGTGCATCATTCTGGTCAATGTCTTTGACACAGCGACCAGTCAAGATAACGTCGTTGAAGAGAGGGAATGCTTCAGTAATTTGAGCAACCACTCCTCCATGGAGTGAGTGTGCTTTTGCTTCAAGATCATACCGTAGCTTGGCGCCGTGAATGTACACACGTTGTCCCTTCTTAAGTTGCTTGAACTTGTCGCAGGACTTTCCGTATACATTGAAGATGAGATGGGTTGGAGCTTTGTTGCCAACTGGCGGAAGCGTTACTTCAGCACAGTAGTTGGAAGAGGTTGCACTGGTGTACACCTCACGAGGGTCCTCGCAAAGAATGGCGCAAACGTCAACGAAGTTCATTAAATCCGATGTGAAGTGTTAAAGCAGTTTAGCGTCTTACTTAGGACGGATTGATTTTACTAGTGCGTCTCCGCCCAAGTGTATCCAACTCTGGAGTCACCTTCAATTTTGCAACGAAAATCAAAGAAGTCCCCAGCTGCTGGGAAGGCAAGCATAGCCTGCTCCCTGATCTGCTCAGTGTTCACGGGGTTACACACAAGTTGAATCTCATCGTGGACCATGAGAGCCTGCTCCCACCCCTGGCCATATACCAAGCCAAGGTTCTGTTCAATGTTGTTGTGAATCGTGACAACAACTTGCTTCATGATAATTGCACCTGCTGATTGCAACAACACGTTCAACCCTTTGAATGCAGACCGGCAATACAAGATGCGACGGTCTAGTCCTATCAAGTAACTGCGGAATGCAATATTAGATTCAATCTTTTCCTTCAGTTGCTTCAGTGCTGGCACACCGGTCATGAATGAATCGATTGCGTTCTTTCCTAGTTTTCGCAGAACAAATTCATCTTTTTCATTCGGGTCAATAATTGTGCCCGCCTTGACGGCGCCACAACCATATAACATTCCGTACAACAAACGTTTACTGATATCACGTGTTTCAACATTAAACTTCTCTTGGTTGTACACATGAATATCAATATCAGGGTTAGTGACAATTGATGCGTACTCACCGTCATCCCAAAGGGCTAGGTACCCAGCAAGACACCTAAGCTCCAAAGCTTTAGCGTCGATCCCAATAAGATCCCAACCATCAGGAGCATGAAATAACGAACGGCATTCTTTTCCATAGGGTGAATAACCTGCAGGTACTTGACCCATGTTTGGATAACGATGTGCACAACGACCTGTGATGCATCCGTTGGTAACGACATCACCGTGCATACGGCCACTGTCATTGTTCACCAACTTGAGCCAAGCATTGTTGCCATCTTTAAGTTGACCTAGACGTTTAGCAACAAGCATGTACTCAGCCAATGCTTGTGCTTCAGGGTAAGGAAGCTTCTCCAATACTTCGTCATCAAGAATTGGATTACCTTTCTCAGTTGTCTTCTCTGGTTCCCAACCGTACTTACTTTTGAGTCGGTCAACAATTTGTTGGCGGGACCCAGGATTGAACTGTTCAGTCCTTACCTTTTCAAAGGGCACACCCTTGACATAGCCACGAGTTTTATTGTTCACCTTAGGGGTGAACAAACTCTTGTGTTCAATAGGTGGAAAAATTTCCTTTAGCTTTCCATCAAGTTGTTCTTTCTTTGCTCGTAAATCATCCACGAGATCAAGAGCTGCATCAACATCAAATGAAATACCTGATCTAATTTGTTTGTTAATCGCGAGGGCAAAAGAATGCTCAAGCAATAACGCAGGCTCTGGATACTTTTCTTTAACGATGTGCTCCCATAGTTTCTTAGTGACATTGACATCTTGGACGCAGTAGTCAAGCATCTCCTGGGAATACTCACTGAAGTCTTTGAAGTCGATCTTGTGATCGGCCAGCCGCCATCCCCAAGCCTTGAGGGATGCAGATCCCTTGAGACCCTTCGGAACCTGCGGATATTGTTCTTCGTCACGACCGTAGAGAACTTCCTTGGGCCAGATGAGCCTGGTGCAGATGAGTGTGTCAATGATTCGTCCGTTGAGTTGGATTGATGGATGCAGTTTACTTAAGACAGGAACGTCATAAAACAAGATGTTGTGGCCGATTAAAACATCAGCGGTTGCCAGATGAGCAAGAGCGTCAGCAATGCGATCAGGCCCATAGCTAAAAGTTTGTTGGAGTCCAACGTCATATATGACAATGCAATGGATGACCGTCACATTATCATAGAGACCATCGGACTCCAGGTCAAAAATTAACCAACGTTCATCGTTGGAACCGGGCAACATCTTGAATTGAGAGTTCTTCACTGTTGATGCTGTCGTCATTCTCTTTGATCCAGCTCAAGATTTTCTGTGCACCCGAGCGGTACGGATGACTAAATACCTTGGATAATGCAGAGTCTGAGTCTAGCGGAATCAACTCAAATTTATTAGAAGAACTGGAGGCAGTCACCCCGTAAGGTTCGTTCCACCTCCAGCAAGCAAGCATGTAAGACATCTGTCAATCAAGAAGACTGACAGATGTTACCGCATTTATCTAGGCACGCAAGATCCTACAGATTCTTTTTTGATTTGCCTGTGTCTTTTTATATGACAGTAACGACATAGAGGAATAACAGTTAAAGGTTCATCATAGTTTTCATGGTGATAATCGCTAGCAGGTTTTTTGCAATCAAGACAGACACAAGTCGAAAGCTTAGGAAGAATTCCTTTTTCAATTGCCGACTTAACGGCCATGCGAGCTTGTGTTTTAACAGGATTTAACCTGCGTTCTTTTTCGGCTGATTTTTGTTTACTTTTTTTCCATGTTTCAATGTTCTTTGTTTTATAAGAAGTTTGAATTTCTTTTATGCGTTCTTTATTTTTGTGTTCCCATTTTTTATTTCTAGCATTACAACAATCAATACAGGCCCCGGTTTTTGTACCGGGGCGAGGAGGATACCTCCTAAGACTTCCGCATTTAATGCAGGGTTTATTTTTTGTGGGTTCGTCCATACCCAATAAATCCTCCTTCTTTTTTCCGTGTAGAAATTGCTTGGCTTGCTTCTGATCCTGCTCGTTGAGATCCATGAACCAAAAGAGCAAATGGCTTAGAACCCAAGCATAACTCATCAGAATGATCAATCTCAAGACCCAGCTCTGCTGCCTGTTCTTCTGTGTACACAACGTAAGCAACTCGCTGGAACACAGCGCTGTACTTGGGGATCAAGTAGTCGAGTGTCCCACCGCAAGATGCGGTGAGATAGAAGTTGGATGGAATCTGGTTACGCAGGTTGTACCACATGCCAAGAGACTTGGTGTAGGCATAGAACTTTTGCTTGGGTCGCTGGGCAGCAACCATTAGCCAAGCCCGCATGTAGTTCTCAGTCCAAAAGTCACCAGACTCATGGACACGCACCAGATCCTTAGGTGCTTGCATGGTGAGTGACAAGTCGATCAAGTCACGAAGCAGCACGGCTTGGTTGCCATTGGAATGGATGACCTCACGGATAAGATCCCAGTTGTGCCAGCGTGCCGCACGAACGTTGGGCCGCACCTCTGCCATGGCAGCAAAGCAACGGAACTCATCTGCTTCTGTGCCCGTGTACTGGGGCAGGTCAGTGATGAGTCCTGTGACACGGTCAGCAAATGTCTTACAGACACCAGCGTGTGGGCATGAGTGGCCAGCAGGCAGCGAGAAGATCAGACGATTCTTGAGTTTGCCGTTGCCGTTGGAAAATTTGAGGAGTTGCATTGGTGTTGAATGCGATTGATAAGCGGAACTAATGAATGAGTTTAGGGACATCTCGGGTCCATATTCCCGTGCGGGAACTTTACCAGACCCCTTGCGGGGCAAGCAGTTTAACGTCTTGCTTAGGACGGATAGGCTAAGACAATAAGTCAAGCCAGTGTTTGTAAATCCTTTTGGTTATATTGTTAAACACTTCATCTTTACCTTTAAAATCTTCTTCAAGGACTTCAGGGATTTTCCCTAGCGCTTTTTCTGTTTTGTTTTTTAACTCTTCAAGATTCTTTTGTGTTACTTGGACCATGTGTAGAAAAAGTTTTAAAGCTTTTAATTCATTCTGAGCATTCAAAAAAGTTTGGCAGGCTTCCTCTGGGTCAGAACAAGTAAGAGCATCTACTTTATCGAATACACAAAGACGCATATGCGAAAGAAGAAAATCAAAATTCCTTAGCTGTTTACCAAGTAAGCATGGGGCAGACACAGAAGAGTCAGCGTACTTTTGAAGACCTGAATCAACGGCCAAAGCAAAAGAAGAGATTGGAGGAAATTTAATTCCAACAGTTTTATCTTTTGCTGCATAACCATACACACTCAATAACTGCAAGCTATCCTTTACGCCATAGGTTACGTTAACTTCTTCGTCTTTGCTGTAAGCATGAGAAGCTACAATCGTAGTTCCCTCACTCTGTAGAAAGCTTCCTTCATATGAATGGTTACAAAAATCAATCCATGGCACTAAACCAACAGAAGACCAAGTCCTGGTTAAAGATGCAAGAACACTACGAATAGCTTGTTCTTTATCTACTGTATGCCCAGGGATTTGACTTGCCCATTCAATGAAAGAATCAATTTGCTCAAACACGTAAAAATTATCATGCAGTTCTTTTCTTTGTTTTCCAGTCAGCTTTAAATAAATTTTAAATACCTCATGGTTTTGTTCGTACCATTCATACGTCGGCAATGCATTGAAGTAATAAGCGTAACCATCAAGTGCTGTGGCCCCATGATTTGTGTAGAACTGATAAAGATATGCAGGAATAATAAGTGTTTTACGAATACTTGAAATATCTTCTTTAGAATGTTCAATACATTTTTCTGCATTAAAAAATGCGTTCTTATTTAAAACAACAAGTGGTTCGTTTTTCTGCAATGCAGCTGATGTAACAACCGTACGATCCCCATTGGGAGCAACTTTAATACTTAGCTTTGGATTCCAATAGCAATTGTCAACTTCTTTAAAGAAAAGTTTCCTGGCTTCTTCGGGATGCATTTACGTGAAAGTTAATTCATTGTCATTGTAACCATAAAAAAATATATTTGACAAAGTTCAAGGCATTGCGGATGTAGAGCATTGAGTCTGTGTACTCACGTCCATCCAATCCACCTAGCACAAGAGCTTCCCAGTGCTGAATGGCAAGTTCTTTAATTGGGTATTCCATTGGGTTCAAATTCCTTTTTAAGTTTTTCGTACTGTCTACGTTTCCTTTCTGCAGCTTTAATTTTTTTCTTCTGTTTTTTTTCTTCAAGCTCTAAACGAGCCTGGAACTCAACATCGGTTTCCATGCGTGTTTTATAAAGGTATGGGAAATACCCTTCACCATATTTATAAGGTACTAACTCAATACCCTCCCATCCTTCATTGATTAATTCTTTTATATAATCCATGTACTCATCTAATGTTTGATCGTACTCCACTTCAAACAGGACATAATCGTAATCACGAATCCATTTCTTAGAAGGTTTGTCAGTCATTCGAATACAGCCTCACCAATGATGGGGAATTGTTCGCAGAAAATCTCTTTGATTTCTTCTGCAATTTGCCTGTGCTCAAGCTGAGTGCTTACATCACAACGCAGTTGCAAGTAGTGGATCCATGAACGGAGTGTTCCATTCATATACATCTTTGTCTTGGTTGCAATAGGAAGTACAGCACGTGCGCATTCCTTGGCAACACCACTGCTAACCATCTCGCGATACAGATGTTCTGCATCTTCAAACAGATGGCCAATGCGTCGGTAGTACCCAGCAATTACATCAGGAGACAGGTCGTCAATACTATTCTGACGATTCTTGATGTCTTGCCTACGTAGATGTGGAATCACTGAGGATCCCAATGCACTTACGTCTGCATACCGCTGGCTAAATTCCTGGAAGCTGAAGGACCTATGTCGAAGTATCTGTGCTGAAATACCACGAGTTGTTTCGATTTCAACACAAAGATTGGCCATCTCAAATGGTGAATGATGCTTGTGATTAATCAAGTACTTCAACAGGCGTGGCGCTGTATCCATGTTGCCTTGGTTTGATGGCGCACTTACGCGTGCCATCTTCACAATCATTTCTTCTGCATTGGGAGTTACCCAGACTAACTTGGCACTAGACATTGTCATCACCTGGAATTTCGTTTAGTAAAGCATAGTCACCAATGATTGCAAGCGCTGCTTTGTTGTAAGCACGTGCTGCATCAATCTCATTGACATGGTTGCCAAGGTAGTAACGCTTCCCTTTGAAGGTCAGCATTGCCCTGTACATCCCTTTGTTACCTCGGCTTACACCACGGTATTGACTGAAAGCAGTAGCAGGTCTTGGCCTAGATGCCTGAGAAAGATAGAAGTCTTTATCAGTCATCTTCCTGGTGAGATAACTAGCCATTGATGTTCTCCAGCTCGGCGGCGATGACGAGAAGTTGGGCGCGGATCTCGTCCATAGCGTCCCAACGCACAAAAGGTGTGCCGATTAGTGGAGGAGCAGTCTCTGGCACCACTTGATCCGCAGCAGCTCGCAGGGCGGCGGCAGCAATCCAGCGGGATTCGTTTAGGCAGTCATCTGGGCCATAAGAGTTGGCGCCATTCGCCGCATCCAGCACCGCCTGCGCGGCGGGGGAGAGTTCAGTCATTAGTGTTCTCCAGTTCGTTGGCAATGTCTAAAATGTCTTGCCGAATATGGTCGGCTCCCTTAATGCGTGATGCTAATGCATAAAGAGTAGCAATAACAATTTGACGGGAATACGAATCAGGTTCTACTTCCCATTCAGCAATAGCATCAAGGATTGCTTGACTGGCAGGGGAAAGATCAGTCATCAAGTTGCTCCAGTGCTAAACGAATGGTATCTACCTCGGATTCACTCCAAAAATCTTTTGGATACTTGAGTGTCTCCAACGCCTGCTCTTTCAAGCTCGGCGGCTTGGGGCGCATTGCTTCTTTTAAGGATTCACCCATTGGAGTAATTCTTAGATGCGGTTCATTCAAGGTATTGTAATCTAGCCACTCTGCATCTTTTGCAAGTTGTTGGTCTGCGCCCCATTGGGCGGCAGCGATGCAGATGCGCTGCTCAAAGTTCGTCGGCAATGCGCCGATACAGTCGTTGGACTCGGTGGCTTGAACCCACTGCTCCACCAGCTCAGGCGGTGGGGTAATCGGGTGTTCAGTCATGGTAATCAGTAAACAACAGTTGTTTCACGCATGAGTTTCGGAAACTCATCGAGGTGACAGATGCGACCACGTGCATGTTCGCATGGTGTTTGCAGATGATCCCATTGGATCACAAGAAACTTTTGGTAACCACCAGACTTAATCTTCTTGGAAGTAAAGTTAACTACTGTTCCGTACCGTTGGCTGCGATACTTAGCTACCTCTTCCCTGGCTTCAGCACGTACTGCAACCATGCCATGAGTCTTGGGGCGTTCGGCAACACGGTCACCAACTTGAAAGATTCGATTGGTTCTGTTTGACATTAGACGTGAGTCCAGACTTTACGGTTGACAATCTTTGAAACATGTCCACGGTTAATACCGTAGATAACTGAGATAGCAAAATTAGTTTTGCCTTCTTGTTTCAACTTGCGGATGTCCAAGATGTTTTGCTCAGTCAACACAGAGAATCCATTTTTAGATCCTTGTGTATCAGGAAGCTTACCGCTTTTCTTAGGACCACGCTTGTACACTTCATACTTTTCAATAGTACGAAACTTACAACCGCAATCCAAGCAACGGATGTAGCGCTTGGTTAATGTCTCGTGATGATCAGTACACGTGACACGTGTGTTAGTTGATTGACACTGATGGCATTTCATTTGTTTCGTTGGATTGAAGTTGATCTAGGTCAAGAGCGTCAAGCATGTCGACAGTTACATGCGGGCTAACAAACTTAAAGCAGTCAACAATTAAATCATGTTTACGCTCCAATGGTTTGTAGTAATCAAACAGAATTTCTTCTGCCCGATCAAAGCCGTCATACTTACCAGTCAATTTCTCAAGTACAAACCCAGGCATTGAATCTACAATTGCTGGTACAAGTACCTGACAAACTGCATCCCATGCCCAATCAGGGATGTGTACAACAATCTGATCAATGAGATCTAAATCAATAGTGTCGTGTTCAGTCATAGAGAAAGACCCCCGCTTGCGCAGGGGTCCGAACATTCCGCATAGATTCTACGCTGCTTGGGCCTGCGTGTCTACCACCTGATCTAGCATTCCGTTTTCCTTAAGGCGGTCAAGCATGCCGCACATGATGTTGGCATGGGCATGGGTCTGCTCCATGAAGGCACGTGCACGCTCTGCTGACATGACATGGATGCCACCATCAGGAGCTACGTACCGCCAGCTGCCATCAGGCTGTGGATCGCCCTGGAGCGCAAGCCGCTCAGAGTTGTGGACGTACTTGATCTCTAAGTTGTGGTAGTCATGGAGACCATCCTGAGCTGTCCAGGTAGCACCAATGTTGTAACGCTGGTCGGCATCTGAATATGCATGGAACTCAGGGATGATGTGCTTGAAACAGGCAAAGATGTTCATTGTGTTTGAGTTGAGTAGATGGGTGATACTTGGGACTTATACCTTGCGGATGCCCAAGTTTAATCAAACTTTGTTTGTTACATATTGATAAGCATTCATAGCAATAGCTTTATTGCTATCAGCTACTTCTTTCAATAGTTTATTAGTCTCTTTCAAGACATTGGCTAGTTCACTGATTGAAAGTACAATGTCTTTTGTATCAATTGCATCAATGGAGTCTGAAACATCTCCTATGCAAGCAGCAATGATGTCAAGATAATTGTTTTGAGCTGACATAATTCAAATGTGCAATGTGTAGTTTGGTACCCGAGGTGAGATTCGAACTCACGCTGGAGCGATTTTAAGTCGCTTGCCTCTTCCGCTGGGCTACTCGGGCTCACTTGGACTTATGCTTACATCAATTGATGCATGCTGCCAAGTGTGGTCATGGGGTAATGGCTCAGTGCCATAACTCCACGTATCATAGTCATCTTCATTGCGAGGATCTTCTGAATCAACTAACACATAATCAGGTGTGCCATGAGTATGTATGTACTCACCAAGATTGGAGAGTGCCTGTGCTAGGAGTTGGTCGTCGGTGTACTCAGTCATAGGTGAATGCCAGCCCTAGTATCGAGGCCACGACTGGCAAGCTGTGCGGGCTCGCCTACATCATAGCTTATTTAAACGAGCAAAAATGCCATGATGTGCAAGAGCTGCTTGATTATAGACTTCTGCAGCTTCTTCTAGATTTGTATACGTTCCCAAGTAAACATGTTTTCCATTTGCTTTTATTTGGGCATACCATTTCTGTTTATCTTTTTTAAAACTTACACCTTTATAACCTGATGTATTAGAAACAGACTTAGCTCTGTTGAAAGAGTTGCCTGCCCAATTGGCAATGCGTAAATTTTCAATTGCATTGTTTGTTTGATCGCCATCAGAATGATCAATACAATCAAGACCAGGATCTAAATAAGTAGACAAATACCAAACAAGTCGATGCGCAGAATAACATACATTCTTTATACGGACTTGGTAATAACCTTGTCCATTACTTCTGCCAGCAATAGCATCTTTGACTGCTTTTGAGTTTCTAGTTATTCTATTTCTCAATCCAGAAGGAGAAGAAGAATCAACATAAAGCAGTTGCTTTAAAAAACTTAACTCTGGCATTGGATGGAACTTTGTGGGCATGACTTAATAAAAAGGACTTACATGCAATGCAATGCAATGCCTTTATGTTAATTAGCTGGCAAGCCTGTGCGGGCTACGCAGACTCTAGCTCATCATTGCGGGAATGCAATGCCTTGCTAAAGGCTTGTGTGTAAGCATCCTTCTGCTCATCCGTCAACCGTTGGTTGGACATGCCAACGATCTGGCTGACGCTCATCATACCCATGTCAACTCTAAGTTGAACAGTGAACTGAGGCTTGTTGTCAACCATGCAAAGCACAATGAAATGCTTCTTCTTGCGTACACCATCTGCATAGTCCTTAGCATTGCCGACGCAATTACGTACGGCCTGGCCCCATGCTGACAGTTGATGTGTGTCATGAGGCTGGAAGAATGACCAGCGTTCATCACCCACCTCAACCTTGACAGGTGATGGGAATAGATCTTGAGGCAGGCTAGCGTTTGGATGTTTGATCTTCCATGCTTCTGCTTGTACATGATCATGGAATTCAGTAAGACGCCAACGCCTTGGCGCTTCTAGAGAACCGTGATTTGTTAAGACATCGCTAACCATTGACAATGTGTCATTCCATTCTGTGAAATAAAATGACAGCTTGCCAGTTTCACTGTTTGTGTAATAAGACAAACTACTGGAATCAGTGTTGACCTGATCTTCGTAATGCTTCTTGAGTATATGAAAGAATGTAGCTGGTTGCATGTGATTGCGCAACCATAGCTGTACACTATCAGCTACGTGACGATCAAGACGGATGCCAATTAGATATTCAATATGTGTCTGATAAAAATCAACAGGGCAATCCTGCCAAATCTTATTAATGTAATCAATAGATTGCACCAGCTTTTCAATACGATTCCAAGGTTGAGTTACCTTGCGAAACAGATTGTTGTCTTCGTTCTCAAACATTGCAATGGCTTCATCACACTGGGATTGAATCCACTTGCGGAAGAATGGTTTGCCAATGACATGCATGATGCGATCAGCAATGCAATAAGTCTGAGCGTGATAATCATTATTGCTTTTGTACACATCAGCAAATGCATAGAACAAATCTGCAGATGGAACTACATCACGCTTGGCTTGTTCTGGATCCTCAAATGTATTCCAATAAAGTGAACGATCTTTGATGCCCAGGATTGCAGCCCAGTTATTAGTTACAATGCGGTCAAAGAATCCACGTGAATCAATCCACTTGGGTATGGTTTCACTGAGTGTGGATTCAAATGCTGATATGGTTGTCTTGATTTGTCCACCCTTGCCGTATGAAATGTAGGTAGGATTCCACCAACGGTTTGTTCTACCATTAGCAATGTCTTGCTTGGTTACCTTGTGGCGTACAACGCAGAACTCACTGCGTCCGTACTTAACATAGTCAACGGTTACTCTACTGTTGTTATCAATTAAAGTATGCGGAACTGTCTTACGTACTGAATCAAGATTCTTGTAGGCATAAGCATAGCCATATACGTAGTCATCTTCTTGTCCTTTGGGCGGCAGCCATGCTGCATGCCATACCTTCTCATAGTAATAGATGATGGCATAAGTAATGGTGCGTGCTGTTGCAGTAGCAACATCTACCACCTTGGTAAATCGAGTGTGACGATGTTCCACACTTCTGGCGTTGAGATCAGTTACTACTTCTTCAAGCTTTGTTGGTGTAACAACATCAGCAGGTATAAGATCAAAGACTGCGCCAAGTGGAAACTTGGGCTTAGCTTTGTTAGCAGTAGGATTCTGTTCACGCTGCAGTTGCTTAAGCTTGGGATCGTAAGCAAGAAGTTCTGTTTGAAGATTAGCGGGAAGACGGAATTCCATGGTGAGTTCGGAGTAAGTTCGGAGTTGATGGACAGTTTAACGTCATGTCCAGGACGTATAGTGTCAGTCGTTATCTACTGGGAGGAGTTCCCAGTTAGGGTTGAGGTCAGTAAGATAGCTGCAGAAGCCATCTTCGTCAAGAGGGATTTGTTCTCCCTCATCCAGTTCGAAGCTAGCTCTGCACAATGCAGGAGCATATTCTTCAGGGTCAAGGTAAGTTGACCGATGGATGAGACGCATGTCATCAACCACTGCTGTAACTGTGACATCGTTACCATCAATGACTGTGTGTTCAATTGCTAACACGTTCATGAGTTACACCTGTGTGAGTTGTTTGGCTTTAGCAAACTGACCTTCAGGTCCATACTTCTGGACAAGATCAGGGAATACATCAAGCAAACGCTGCCGATTCTTTGGATCAGCAAAGCGCAATGCTTGTGCAATTGAGGATACGAATGATCCGCCATAGCCGTCCATGCGGGCAATCATGGCGTGAAGTTCAGTTGAGTTCATGAGTTTAGGTTGAGTTGGACTGGATGAGTTTAAGGACATCCCAGGTCCATGTATCAAAACAACTTGATGTTACGTTTACTCAAGCCTGTGCCAGGCAATGAGATAGATCCACGTACACCAGATTCTCTGGCGTTAAGTGTTACTTGGAACGGACCAAGTTGAATTGATTTGGTGAATGATTTAATACCATGCTCGGTTATGTTAAACCCAGCAATGGTCTTATCAAAGTTGATAGGTGATTTGTCAGTCATTAAGTTGTTCTAATGCACGACGGATTAGTGCGTGTTCATCAGCAGTAAGTACTGACACTGGGCTTGGGTGGTCTTGCCCTCGTGCGTTCTTCAGCACTTTTAGCGCTTGCTCTTTCAAGCTCAGCAATTTGGAACGGCGGGCATCTCTTAGATATGCACCTGGATGAAGATCACCATTGTCGTTATACACAACAGGAGCATCACCAAGCCACTCACAACACGCCTCCAGCTCCTGGTCACTGCCCCAGCGGGCGGCTTGGGTAGCGATGTCTTGCTCGTAGGTACCGTTTCCTCTCCATCCCTTCCCTGCTTCATCAGCCCACTGCTCCACTAGTTCAGGCGGTGGGGTGATTGGATATTCAGTCATCGTAAGAATCCTCGTGGCAAAGAATAAATTTCAATTCGAAATACTCCGAATCGCTATTGTCTTTGGAGTGATACTTGGCTTCGAATCCACCAGATCCAACAACTGTTTCCTTGATGGATTCATTTAATAAATGACGTGCCATTGCTTTGAGTCTTTGTAATGTTGGTACTGAGTACCCATTACTTGCTGTTGTTTGCCAATGCCAGTCAAGTGCTGTCATGGCAATTAATACTTTCTCGAAATTAAATTTGTCAATGATCTCATTGATCATTTCCTTTTGATCAGGAGTCATTTGAGGTTGTCAGGCAGGAGTGCTTGAGTGTCATCATCATCCATATTTGTCATGATGAACTTTTGTCCATCGGGGGAGATAAATCCCCCGATGAAACCAATACCATGTTTGTCAGCTGATTCTTTCATCTTGGCTACAAGCTGCATAGCTTGTAGACGTTGAGTATCAATTGAGTCTGGGATGCGAAGGCTGTCAGACATTTGATTGGTGCGTAGTGTGAGTTGAGTGTGGTCATGGCAAGTCTACCAGAGCAGTCAAGCCATGACCAATGGTCTTAATGTTTCCTTAACCTTGCGGTAGGGTTGTTAGCGATGAAGCTCCTGGTGCTGACGCCATGCAGCTGTGTGCATTTCGTCTGCTGTCATAGGCGGCTCACCGCCATAGCCAAGGTCTTCATCTGATGGGTCATAGTCCATTTCGTTCTCAAGCATGGGGATAATCTCATCATCCACCATGGCAAGCATGGAGGGAGTGAGATGTTGATCCACTTCGTGACGCTTGCTCTCACGTTGAGAGATAGCTTTCAGTTCTTCGAGAACATCAGCAAGCTTATGGTATTCATTGAGGAATGATGTAGGTTTAGACGGAGCATTGATCTGAGAATCAATGATGTCAGTTACCTCAGCAAGCCTGGCAATAACCAAGTCTTTATGCTGGTGTACCACATCATCTGCAGTGAGTACTTCTGCTAGTGAGCAGAGAGCATCATGGATGAAGGTGATGTCTGTTTCTGTGAAGGAGTAGTGCTTAGTCATGGTTGGTAAGTGAATGAATGGTGTGTAGTACAGAGGTATTCCTTATAGATTAAGGTGTGCCTCTGGTACTTTCTGCGGGGGGTTTGGGGGGTAGGCCAGTAGTTATTTGGCAATACCCTTGTGTTATCTATGTCAATATAACGCTAGTGTTATGTGAGATAAGTTAATTAAACATGTGCGTATTCATTGAAATATTTTGCACAAGCTTCTTTATAAGCAGCATGTGCTTCTTCTTTAGTAATGAAATAACCTAGGTTGAAATGTTTGTACTTAACAGTAATCTGTGCAGACCATTTGCCTTTGTTCTTGTGCCAAACTACGCCTTTAAATCCCGTTGTATTTGTAGATTTCAAAGGTGTGTTGGCCATATTCTGAGATCTGGTAGCAAGCCTTAGGTTTAAAGCATTGTTGTTGCCTTTGTCATGATCAATATGATCAATGTCATGGGCACCAGGATCTTCTTGGTAATGCATGTAATAAATAATTCTGTGTGTATAGTACTTTTGCTTAAAGAACCTAACTACCCAATAGCCAGCTCCTTGATTAGAGCCGGCAATTGATCCTTGTTTTGTCCTGATAGTATATGTTTTCTTCCAAATAAGTCCTGAAGGACTTTCAGAAGATAACTGAAAGTATTCATTTAACAAATCAAGACTGGGCATTGAACGGTTCTTCATTTTAAATAAGCGCAAGAATTGATAACCAAGAATCTACGTGGTCCGGTTCGACTTCATCTCCACAGGGAGTGAAGCTAACCGAGTCAAAGATTTGTTCCTCGATGTCTTCGTTGCTTGGGATGTCGTACCATCCTTCGAGGTCCTCCTTGTCCTGGGCTGAGTAGTTGCCACCGGCTGGGATCCAGTAGCACCTGAGGACTCCTCGCTTGGTTCTGTAGACGTTACCAGTGCAGGCGATGGCGCCTTTGGGTGCGTCCTGGAAGTCTGTCTCTGCTTGGAACTGTTGCTCACCTTCTTCTTGGTCGAAGGGTTCGTAGCCGAGGGCGTCTGCGATGAGCAGTTGTTCAGGTTGAAGAGACATGAGATGAGATCTCCGATGAGTGTGATTGAGATTGAGATGAGTGTGATGAAAAGGATCACTGGATCCTCATCCCACACTTGAGTACGTTGCGTTGCTTTAGTCATTGTCAGTCACCGTGGTAAATGGATGGGTAAGCGTAACGCTCATTGTAATGATCGCAGGCATGACGTTCCTCTACAGAGATCTCGTCAATGCCATCCCAATCAGATTGATTGGACTCACGCATGGCTTGCTCCTGCTCATAGGCAATGTCTGCCATGGCATCAAGCAAGTCAGCATTACGTTGCTCATCAATGAATGCAAAGTCTCTCATGGTCTGAATTGAGTTGGAACGGTGAGCAGTTTAAGGTCATACTCAGGACCATACGTAGTACTTATGTACTAACGCATAAGTCTATTGGTGAAGTTGGGGATGAATGCATCATCACGACAAGGTTCCTTATAGGTCTTGTTCGTTACGATTGCATAGATGGCCGCTGGGGTCATGTCGTATGCCCTGGCAATAAACCCAATGGATTCATTGTATTTAGCACGGGCACGAATGTCATTAACCTGGGCATCACTAAGGAAGCCACGGTAGCGTCCACGTTTGATTGGGTCTTCCTTGAGGGGAGGACGTTGCCTCACCCTACGGAGAACCTTAGTCATAGATATGGGACTGCAGTTGACAATGCTAGCGATCAAGTCGTAGCGATAACCTTTGCAACGCAGTTCCCAGATCTGGTCTTCTTTCAGGACGGAGATTCGTGATTTCATTGGAGTCAAGTGGAGTGGATGGTGAGTAGTTTAAGGACATACTCAGGTCCATCAATACTTGGAATCTTAATAACCGTTGTTTATCAAAGATCTTAATAACTAAACAGCCATTACTTTGGTGCTGGCTGTTCGAGTGGGGGTCAGGGGGTGACCCTTATACTTACCTCATATATAGGTATGAACCTGCGAAGTCACAATTGTGTAGGCAGGTTTCAAATGATTGGTCATCTAGTAGTTGGTACCGTGCATGTTCCGCTGGTGCTTTCCATGATGCAGGCTTATACACAGTCCCTGTCTGTCTTGCGACAAATGCATGGACTGATCTGCCTTCATACTTGGTACCAGGACTAGAGACATGGATGATCTTGTAGTACTTGACCCCGCGCTTAACTTCGAAAGCTACGGGGTTGTTGTACTGTTTGTAGAACTTATCTTGGAGAGTCTCGCAGAGTTGTTGAATGCGATCCTCGATAAGTTTGGTGTTAGCGCTGAGTGTTGTCATGGTGTTGAGTAGAAGTTGGATTGGTGATGTCCATGCCGACCACTGCACCTGCGGTGAGGCCGGCAATGATTAGTGTCAGGGCTACCACGCAGATCTTACATAGTCGCGTCTCATGAGACGCATAATAAGAATCGAGGTGGATGAATTGCCCTGGCGATAATCGAACCGTGTGTTTCATGTAGTGTTGAGTGATAGATGTGTTGTGCAGACGGTGAGGTCTGCATAGAAGGGAGTATAACTCCCCTCCAGGCAAACGTCAGTCTTCGATGCCGTACTCCTGTTCCCACTTCAGTAACGCACGGTTGAGATCAACCTTCGTCTTAAGGAAGATGCAAACAGGGATCAGGTCCTCGAACTTTGCCATGCCATCTTGCCAGGCAAAGAAAAGCTCAAGTGCTTTCTGCCTGCGGTCTTCAATAGACCAGTCAATGCATGGCAGCTCAGCAGTGGAATCCCTCCTGGCAAGCAGGCGAGATTCTTGCGTGAGCAGATATTCAACGTATGAAGGAGTCATGAGTTGAGTCCTAGGTGAGTTGAGTTACAGACCATGAGGTCTGCAGAAAAGGGCCGAAGCCCCTTAGTGCAAACGTCAGAGTGTACGCTTATCCAAGCAATAGAATGCATCCCCAAGAAAACCTTGGGTGTAGATAAGCTGATGCCCTGGCTTTGCTGGGCATGTCTTGATGTGATGCTTGTTGATTAGCTGCTGTGCTCCAGCAGATAGCAGCATGCCTGCTCCTGTGCCCATAACGATGGCAAGCACAGCGTTTGTGAAGTCGTTGTCGTTCATGTCAGTAGTGTGATGATGTTGAAGGAGATTACATGCACTGGAGCTTACGCTCAAGTTCCATGTCGATGGAGTAATGATAATAATCCTCCATCTCCATAAGCATCTCCTTCATGCTTGTTGGTACTCCACCGCCAAGTGTACGTACGTCACGGTCTAGCCACTCTTGCCATTCGGCATCGGTGTCTGGGTCGAATGTATTCCACAGCTTCTCAAAATGAAGCTGGGTTGATTCGCCGCCATACCATGTGACGCGGTACTGTTGTTCGGCGGATGGTTTGTAGACAAGTGCTGGTGTTGTCATGGTTGAGTTGAGGTAGTGTTGATGACAGGATGTTGAGTCCTGCAGAAAACCTACCGCCGATACGAATTCGTATCAACGGAGGGTTAAGTGCAGGAGTCACACGTCAGTCTTAGGTGTAATAACGAATGCCATATCCTTAGGCATGATGAGTGCCGCTGCCCGAGTTCTGTACTCGTTCAGCTTTGCATCAATAGCCCCCTTAGCAGGTAACTTGGCATTCTCTACGAGTGTTGCTGCACCTTTGAGGAGTGCAGCAGTGTTCTTACGAAAGTTGAGTGCTGTCATCTTGAGTTGGTGTTGTGTAGATGCCACTGAGTGTGGCAATAACTGGACCAGGGTTTGCACCTGGCCACCCGCTTAGACGGATCAGTTGTCTTCGTCGTAGCTGTAACGCATACGTTCCTGCTCGTGTTGACGCATGTACTTGATGATCCCTTTGATCTCATCAAGGGTTAAGTGACCGGTTGGATCAGCCATACCTGGGAACCATACTTCGTATGTGGGTTCCTGCCCTGGATCGTTAGCTGCCATTAGCCCTGAACCTTTCGGTCCAGTGACAATGGATACTTCACCAATCCAGGTGTCGTGGTACACCAGGTGATAACCACCAGGTACATTGGAATGCTTCTGCCAACCTGTTGTCAGGTCCATGGATATCTCCATGTGTGCGGTGCCTATCTCCGCTGGAGGCAATACTGAGTGAGGGATTCGATCCCTCGGCATCACGCCTGTTACTCAGTTGGTTGGGTAGCTGTTGGCAGCACACCAGTCCATGTGGACATCGTGTGCTTCCTTAGGCCAGTCGTGGTTCGCACATTGCTGTGCTGTTGCCTTGTCCAATTGGTGCACGGTTACTTGCGTACCGATACCAATGAGGACTGCAAAGCCACAGATGACTGGAGCTACGTTGGGGAATTGATAACGCATGGCGTTGAGTTGTTGTGCGGTACCCATCTCCGCTGGGGGTAATAACTGTGGGAGGGTTTGCACCTCCCAACCCGCTTTAACGGATCAGTTGTCTCCAAGCATCTCGTCCACGTAGGACTTGATGACCTGGAGTTGGTCTCGGTTGAGTGTCTGGCTACGGCCATACTCAAGCAGGTCAAGGACCTGGAGCATGACGTTCTCGCCAGCCTCTTCACGAGACGGTACGCCACACATATCGAAGATCTCATCACGTGACATCTCAGTGATGTCGACGCAATCGATCTGACGAACGGTGGCGATGGTGGTGTTGGTCACGGTGTTACTCCGTAGGTGAGCTTGGTCTTACACTGCTGAAGTGCAGCTGCCAAGGTCGTGACCGACCGCCGAGTTGTCTGCTGCGTTTAACGTCCAGCTTGACGTGTGTCCCGAGTTAACTCACGGGAGTAACAATGGCCAACTATTCTATATGACCTAAGCCCAGGGGTGGAGCTAATACTTCCCATGTGCGATACGAATTCGTATCAATAGGTATAAATACCTAGGTAAAACGGTAGTGAGGGCTACATAAACCCCTGATTGCTCAGGGGAATAGGTAACCGTCAATCGATGGACGCAAGCTTTGCCTGCGCAATTGCTCGGCCTTCCTTCACAGTAACGTAAACCTTATAAGTCACTTCATCCCCTGGGTCAATGTGACCAAAGATGACGTAACTCTTAAGCTCGGCTAGCCAAGCCTGAACGTTACCTTGTGGCAGCTCACTCACTGTTACGCTAACCTTTCGGCCAGCTACCAGTGCGTTCGCTGCTTGCTCAAACCTTTGCATACGCTCAGTCATTGAATTGAATGCGATGGTATCCTGCGTTGTACGGATGCGCAGCCCCCGGTCTCTTATATACCCATCACGCATTTCTTTTTTTCTATACGTATTTCGTTACGCATGGGGTATTACAGAAGCGTCAGCAAATTTTTTCTCCTTTTTTGGTGTATATAGGGGTCAACCTTTTGGTATAACAGCGTACCTAACACGAATTAGTGTAGTGTTACCAAGGACTTTGCCCAAAAATTTAGACAAAAATGCCGGGGTTTGTGGCCCCGGCTGTGTACTTAACTAAACTTGCGTTTTTTTTCTTCTTCTCAGCCGTACTTACCCAACATCCCTTGGGCTTTTCTTGATGCAGCTATTGCTTGACGGTAAGAGTCAACGTCTGGACGCTGTTTAATAAGTTCTTTTCGCGCCCCAGAGATAAATGCATGCACATCGAGTGAATCTGCACCACTCGCTGCTAGCTTTTGGGCTTCGTTTGCAATTGCATCAATGCCAGCAATACGCTCGGCTCTGTTCTTGGGGTTCATCTTGGTACTTACAACCCAAATTCCGTTGTATTTTCTTTAGTTTAACTTACCCTGTCATATTTTTATGCCGTAAAATAACAATATCAGGTAAATGAAAGACGGTAGTTACATCCATGCCACTCGCCCCTGCTGATTTTGCCGCATATAGCCGTGCCACTGGTGCACCGTACCCCGAAGACTCGGAGGAAATGGCGCAGATGGCCCCTGCGGTAGCTGAATTCCGCCGTAATCAGCTCAAAGCACCTCAACAGGAGTCAAACCTACTTGCCACTATTGGTGCCGCAGCCCTGGGCCTTGGTGCATTAGCTGGTGGGGCATACGGCGCCAAGAAGTTCTTGATGGCTCCGCAAGAAGTCAGGCAAGCTGGACGTAAAATCACCGATCTTCCTAGTGCCGAAGCTGCTTTACAGACTGCCGGACGCTACAAACCCACAAAGACCACACCACCTCCCTCTAAAACTGCGGCACCACAGCCAAAAGCTGCAATTAAACAAGCTACGTTAGATCTTTCTGTTATTCCTTTCTCGGACGTAGAAGTTCCATACAAAACATCTAAGCCAGTTGAGTTTAAAGATCTAGATGTACCAGCGGCAGAAGACCGGGCTCAATCTTTTGCACAAAAAGCGGTTAGTAGTCTTGTTGATATTCAAGATACTGGTATGCCTTATGTCGCGGCAAACAGTCTTGACGCTCTAGAAAGTTCCTCTGACCAACTGGATGCCAAATTTGAATCTGTAGTCCAACGCGACGTAGATTCCGTTCGTTACAGCAAGCCTATTGTCGCTGTCGAAAAATATAAAAGACTCATGGCCGAGATGGGCCAAGTGGGTGCTGCAAAAACAAATTTAGACGATCCCGCAACTTCATTAAAGCGTGCGTCGTACGAGTTTGAAATGAATGATTGGTCTGATGGACCGCCGGAGCATTTACTAGATGATCTAGGTAATTTCCTTCAGCAACAAGAATATCGGAACGCACCTGCTACGTCTTTTAATCTGTCTGGAGCACGTGGAGATCTTCCCGGTGTTTCCCAAATGTCAGCACAAGAGCGAAGAACATATGGCAAACAAATTGGTTTAGATCTTCGTCCGTCCAAAGAACGTGAATCTACTGGTTTCTTTGGTGCAGATGTTGACATGAGTGATATTGAGGGCGCTGTTCAGGGACCTTCTGTGAAAGGTTATGCATCTCCTCAGCGTACAACTCCAGTAACTGTATCCAAACTTGAAATCGCCGATCGCATTTCAGCGGCGGCTAACTTTACTCCTGGCTCCTACGAGCATCAACTACTTTTAAACCCAACTGTACCCACTGAAAAGATTCGTGGTTTACTTGGTAGCACTTTGCGTGTTGATGCCGGTCGTGTTGGCACCAACTTAACGCATGAGATCACCCCTGGTGCTCGTGCCAGCATGACTGAAGTACCTGGGTGGAAAGATGAGCAAGCCGCTCGTCGTGCACAGATGGGTCAAGAGGTGGTCTATGACGAATATGCGGGTGATACGCCATACGTCCAAACAGTGTCTTGGGATGATTATGAAGGCGCCACAGATCTTGGTGAAGGTGAAGGCCCTGGTGGCTTAACGCTCAGTCGTACGTTTGATGAGCGCACTGGTAAGAGCCGTACCGATATCCCTGGTCAATATCAACTTGCCGTTGGTGGCACACAGTCTCCAAGAGGTATTCGTCCTTTAAATCGCAACAATGAAGAGCTTTACACCCGTCAAGAACGCATTGACCGTGTGATGCCAACACGGAGCACAGAGGAAGGTGATACTTCTCGTGGTTTCAGGATTGACGAGACAACAGGACGACTGCGTTTTGAGGGCGCTTCGGAGCGTGATGAGACTGGGCGCTTACGTCCTACTGACCCCACCATGATGATTGAGGGTGACTACGAGGATAAGCTCGTTACCAAGTTAGTTGGTGGGTACCAAGGGGTGACAGGGGAGCCTAATGCCATGGTCTCTACCCAACCAACGTCTGCTTATTACGAAAACATTAAAGCTGGGCGTAATGACCCCCGTCTCGTAAAAGGTTCTGATGGCCAAGTCTACTTACGTAGCAGTAAAACACAAATCACGGGCGAAGAACCCCTGGTCGCACAGGTAGGTGTTCGCACAACCAACCCAGACGGCTCAAAGGGATCTTATGTGTTCCTGGAAAATCAAAAACTTCAAAATATCCAATTACCACTCAGCACCCTTACTGAAATTGTTCAAGATGCCAAAGATACTTACATCAACAATCCTTCTGCCAAGAAAGAATTTCTTTCTCGTCGCCGTCCGGAGCTTTTAGAGCAAGGTATGCGGGAAGGGAAGTTGTTAGGTGAAATGGGGGATGCGATTTCCTACAATGACTTCCTCATTGAATCTTTAGACAAAGGCTTGCAGTCCCGTGGCTACAAGCTCCCCGTCCTTCAGATGCGCAAACAGGGTTACTATCCCAAAGCCGCACACGAATTCATCAGTAATGTTGGCCAAGTTACCAAAGAAAGTCCCGTATACGGTGTGCCCGTTGTACGTGGCGAGTCAGGCGGGGTTATTTATGAGCGCACCAAATTTGGTTGGACTCCCAAAGTAGATAAAAGTATTGAAGCAAGACCCATCCCAGGACAACTGGAAGTACGTGGTACTGGCGGCGTAGATGCTATGTCTATCGCCAATGACTACGAAGGCGCGGTTGCTTACCATTCGCCCCGTATCGAAAGTGCACCTCAGGTTGTACGTGATCGCCGTACGGGTGACGTACTTACTGCAAGCACAGCGGCACAAAGTGGTATGGGCCGACTTTCAACTGGAGAAACCGCCCCTCAGCTGCGACCACTACCCACGCGTCAATTTACAGTTCATCCAAACGTTGCCTTGCGTACCGTAAATACCCCTGAGTTTTCTTATGTAGCTACTGAATTCCTTCCGCCTGTTTTGCACGAGTTTGATGTTGATCCTGAAACCGGACGCCGTTATCAAACAGGTAACATTATTAGCCAAGAACAAACTGTTGAACGTGGGTACAAAGTACCAAATCAATCAACTTCTGCAAGCCTTGGCATCACTGGAGCGCAACTTGCAGGTTTACGTCAAAGCATGGAAACAGCACGCACTGGTTATACGGCACCTTATATTAGCAATATTGGCGGCGGTTTCATTGCAAACACAAAAAAACCTTTTAGCAGTAATGCTTTTTATGCAGATGGTCCTGTCGGAGGTATGTTGCCTCTTGGGGGCTACGTTCAAACAGGCGAACCATATCTTACCCGTTTTGGTTACTTGAATCCAAACGAACGTGGCGTTGGTGCTTCCCGTAATTTAAATCTGGAGATGGGTCCCCAAGCTACGTTTGCAAGGCCTACTCCTGGACCAGAGTCTTCCGGAGCTGGAAACATCTCAACTTATGATATTAACCAAGTAATGAAACAAGCACTGGCACAGGCGGGACGCCGCCGTGGTTCACGGAAAGGTTAATTATGACTGAGAAAAAAAAGAAAGATAAAAAGTGGATTCAAGGCGCTGACATCAAGGAAGGCGCTTTCACTGCCAAAGCTAAACGCAAAGGTATTACCTCTGCTCAGCTTCAAGAAAACGTACTATCCAACCCAGATGAGTACGACGATAAAACCGTTAAGCAGGCCAGGTTACGTGAAACCCTGGTACGATTAAAACATAAGAGTAAGAAGAAGTAATGGCTAAAGATCATCGCTTAGCTCTAGACCGTTATATTGATTACACGAAGGATCCTTTCGTTAAAAAACGTAAGGTTGACTTTGACGATTCATTCTTATCAAAAGCTTCCAGTGGCACTGCCCCCTGGACGCCCAGCCGATTTGATGAGTCGGATTTATTGCGTCGTATCCAAACACGCAAGTTACAACTCAACCCAACTCTTAACTTTGTTGGAGACACACCAGAAGAATATGAGGTGTTTGCCAACATCGGGCGTTTTACTCGTAAAGAGAACTATGACTTTGCAGAAGGTCGCGCTAGGACGCCCCTGCGGCCCGAGGAGCAGCCTGGATTCTCGCCTGTGTGGGTAGAGGCCTATCGCATCAGTCCTACCGTCAAGCCGGAGAAGCGTGCGTCTAATCCCATGCCTCGGATGAGCAACCCTGATCCTAAGGGTTACATGATGGCAGCTGCCGAGAAACGTGCAGAGAACGAAGTGAGTGGGAACAAATCAGTTGCTCAGCTTCTCGATAAATCAAGTGAGAAGACTGAAGTCCCAGCTAAAGAAACAACTGGCAAAAAAGAAGTTTTAACCAAAAAAGCAACTGACAAAAAGGGAGAAGTTATTAAGAATCCAGAAAAAGCCTAGGTTTATAATAAGAACAAAAGGGTAGATAAGTGTCATTCCAGCGGTTACTAAATTTTGTCGGACGCAACATAGGTGACGTCGCTAAGTCTGTGCTGCCAAACACTGCCATTACCGCTGGTTTTGGTTTAATGGAAAGTCCGCAAGCAGCGGCGGTCTATGGACTTAGCGACCTTGCGTTATCAATACCAGCTACACTAGCGGCTCGTGGACTTGGAGCCAAGATTACTAAACCCGTGCTTGGCGTTGCTCCAGAAAATGTTAAAGGGGGCCTAGAACTCGCTGCAAACGTCGGTGCACAACTTGGATCTACTATGGCAGCCGGTAAAATTCTTTACGGTAACCAGCAGGCAACATCTCCGTTGATGCTGCAAGAGCAGCAAATGATGCAACGGGCTGCTGTCAATGATCTTCAAAACCAATTGGTTTCTCCTGGCACACAATTTCAAATGACAGGGTTACCGTCTCCGGAACATTTTCAAAGTTTACTTAATCAACGTAATAACTCAGCTCAGTATCTATCGCCAGAAGATCAGTTGTTACTTCAGCAAGCTCAGAGGCCGATCGCATGACTAATCCACAGTCAGGTTACAAAAAAGGCTGGGAAAAAGGTGTAAACCTAATGAAGACCGCTGATAGCTATAACCTATCAGTTTTGTCGCCATCATTTAAAAAACGCTTAGCCCAAGAAGGCGTAACATTAAGGCAAACACCACAGCAATTTATTGGAGCCTATTCGGCACGTCTCGTTGCTGATGTGACAAATGATGGCACTCGAATGCTTTGGTGGCGTTACAACCAACCTGAAGGAATTAAACATCAAGTAGCCAGAGCTTCTTTAGGTGACAAACTTGCAAAAGAAATGGGTCCTGTTAAAACAGGTCTTGCATTTACCGCCGCCCTTGCCCCATCTCTTGCATTAACTGGTTCTTACGACATTACAAATATCGGCGAACAGTTTAGACCTGAGGGTTTTGCACAAAGGTACGCAGAACCTGGCTCAGAAGATCGCAGAGAATCTAGTCAGCCAGGTCTTGAGTTATTTGAACGTTTATTTTTACAGCGTTCTGGCGGCCCATTAAAGTATGAAACTGCCAAGGCGGAAATTCCCAGTCTTACCCCAGAGCGTTATGGTAATTACATGAGGACTTATTACCAAGATCCTGGTGTACTTGGCGTACTTAAAGCGACACCTGAGAATTTACAGGGTTACCCAGAAGCGCGTCTCCTTGGCTTCCCAATTACCATCCCATCCGTCACTGCAGCCGCAGGTGGCATTGCAGGTATGGCTGCTGGTGCGCGCATTGGTGGCCCCAAGGGACGCGCAAGGAAGACCGTTGCTTCTGCGTTAGCAGGATCCCTTGCTGGTGCATTGACAGGAAATGTTGTTAACGAAATGATTGCAACTGCCAACCGACCGAAACTACCGACTATCGGAGAGTATTCACAGGGAATGCAGTGATAGAATTTATTCTATAGAGAGTCATAATCAAGGCATGGCCGTTAACTACGCGTTCCCAACAGACGGAATGATGGGACCGTCAACCCCTATTGATCGAATTACTGCAGGAAGCAGTATGTTTGGACCAGGGGTGCCCACTCCTGGTGGGCAAACTGTTAGCCGTGAAGAGTTAAAGCGACGGATGAAAGAAAGTGCACAAAAAACCCAACAAGGTGCTCAAGATTTTTTAAAGAATTACGGTGGGTATGGTCGCGTAGGACTTGCTGCTTTAGGAGCACTTCCCGCAGCTGGCACGGCAATGGAAGAATTACAGGCAGGCCGTCCCCTTGGCGCTGTAGCTGCACTTGCTCCCGCAGGCTTATCCGCCGCTGGTTCCGCACTTATAGGTAAAGGTCCTTATGGTACTGCTGCTGGTATTGCCTTACTGGGTCTTGGAGCTATCCTTCCAGGAGCTGCAGCCTCTGGAGCTGAATCTACTCGCCAAAAGTTAACAGGTGAGCCTACCAAGGGTAAGGAGGGTGAGTTCAGTACCCAGATGGCAATTAACAAGCAGCTGGCTGAGCTTGGCACTACACAATACCGTGACAACATGGGCGTGTATACCAGTGCAATGCGTGACTTAAGTAGTAATGCTTCTAATCAAGCTTACCTTGATCTGCAGCGCAACATTCCACTTCTCAATCAAATGAAGAATGCTGACCTTACCCGCCAGCAAGCATTGTTAAATACGCAGAACCAGGCTTATATGCAGCAAGGTGTTGTTGCAACTGCTGGTGCACTGGCACAAGGCCAACAGGCTGGCACCTTTAACCTGGCACAATCTTATTTACAGAATAACCCTTACGCTAATTCTGTAATGCAGGCTCCTCAAATCCGTTTCGGTTGATAAATCATGGCATCTATCTGGGGTGATACAAGCCAACTAGGGGCTGTTGCAGGGGCACAAACAATGCCGGTTGCCGGTAAATATGGCTACTTGTCTGGTTTTTCAAACCTGGCCGCTGATCCAGCGTTAAAAGAAATGGACCCAAAAACTAAAGAATTTGCGTTGATGTTTGGAGCCATTGGCTTGCAGAATGATCTAGCCGCTCAAAGGTCAGCCGATACCATGGATAAATTACTGGCATATCAAGAAAGAGCGTCTCAAAAAGCAAATGAAATGGGAATTCGCAACCAAGTCATTGGTTCGTTCCTGAAAGATGTACCTGCTGCATTTGGTGCTGCAGCAAACGCACGAAATCAATTTTTACCGCAGCAAGTTCAAATTGCAGCTAATTCAATGCAAACAGGTAATGCACCGTATACCCCCCGAAACTACTACGGTTTTGTCGGGTAAAATAAAAGAATATAGGTAGAAATTATGGGGCCGTTCGCAGCAGGAGCATCTTTACTAGGCGCAGGAGCATCTGCAGCTCCTGCAGCAGGCGGTGCAGGCTTGTTAGCAGGCCTTGGTCCCTGGGGCCTAGCATCTGCAGGCCTTCAGGCAGGTGCATCTATCTTTGGTGCCACACAGGCTAGAGCAGGTGCTAGAGACGCAATCAACGCAGCAGAAGAAGCTAAGGCCCGCGACTGGGGCTTTAACATGTTCATGATGGATCGTGATAAAGCCAAGCAAATGGAAGCCATACGTGAAGGGTTAGGCGTCATGCAAAGTCCTCTCTTCCAGCAAAACAAATCACAGGAATACGGACGAGCTTTTTCACTTGCTGGTAAATATGGATTCAACCCCCACACAACTGCAACAGCAATAAGAATGTTTGGCGGTTGATGCTTTTATTGTAAAATTGATATAACGCAAGGTTTTAAGTATGGCTTCTAATTTGGTAGGCGTAGGCGCGAGTGAAGGCTCCCATACTACTAATAGTCTTTTTGAGCAGTATCCGGCTGCTGCGGGCAGGCTCTCAAAGAAAGAAATAAGGGCTATTAAAGATAATACCCGTGAGCTGTATAAAACTAGCCCTAGCGATGCACTCTCTTATCTAGCTGGAACCAGGGGATACCTTAATTGGCGTCCGGATTCGCTTATTGCCAAGTTGAATGCTAAGCCCGTCGACTATGACAGGTATAAAGGTCTTGCCGGGCAGGCTTATCAAGATTTACTGGGACGCTCGATGAAAGAGGATGAGTGGTCTCCACTATTTGAAAGCGCAAGAGTAAAGGGCATCAAGGATCCCAATGTATTTGACGCATTTATCAATCAACGTCTTGCTTCGACTCCAGAAGGCCAACGCAAGATCAAATCAGAAGCAGATATTGCGTGGGAATCACAGCACGGAACCATGCCACGCGATGCTCAAGGTAATTTAATCAGGGGCATGGTACGGTACGACCAAACACGGGTGAATTCCATGATCGGTTCAATGCTTGGTCTTGCTTAATTACAGGCAACACAAAACAGCGCAAAGTAGGTATAGTGTACTGAAATGCGCTTGACGTTAAATGCCTGAAAACTTTTCCCTAATTAAAAAAACATTACGTAAAAATCCGGCCTTAGAAATTAGGCAATCGGACGTTCATCGCTGGGGTGTTTTTACTAAAGAACAAATTAATAAGCACGATTTACTGGAAGAGTCTCCTTATTTTGAAGTTCCTAACAATCAAATTGAAAGCGCTCCAGAATGCGAGCGTTACTCTTATTGGTTGACTGATAGCAGCTATTTAATAGGTATGGGTTATGCTGGATTGTATAACCATAGTGGACTTCCAAATGCTTCTTATGAAATTGACTATGTGAATCAAGTTATTCGCCACTATTCAATTTTGCAAATAGAAGCAGATCAAGAGATTACTCTTGACTATGGAAAACATAACGCGGATCTGTTTCTTTCGAATTAAGGAGATTTAAAAATGGGGATGATGAGCAGCGGCATGGGCGATGGCGGCGGCGCAGGAATGTCAGGTAGCGGTAGCGGTAGCGGTAGCGGTAGCGGTAGCGGTAGCGGTAGCGGTAGCGGTAGCGGTAGCGGTAGCGGCGGCGCAGGAATGTCAGGTAGTGGCGGTAGCGGTAGCGGCGGTGGTCTCACCTGGTACATAGATGCTCTCAGCATGGGCAGCATGGGTGATAGCGGAAATATGAGTGGAAGTATGGGTGATATGAGTGGAAGTATGGGTGATATGAGTGGGAATATGAGTGGGAATATGAGTGGGAATATGAGCCCTTATGACGGGACGGTAATCCCGCCATTTAATCCAAACGGCCCCGGTCCCCTGAACCCTGACAATGGAGACGATGATGACGATGATGACGATGATGACGATGATAGTTACACAATCCCCCCTGGATATATTTCGCCGGCTGAGCTTGAAGCAATACAAAATGCTGCACATTACAACACTCAATTACAAATTGCCCAGCTCCAACAAGCTGGAGAAACTGAGCGCACAAAATACATAGAAGACAATAAAAAGCCACTGTTACAAACGGAAATCAGCGGGAAACTTGACTTGCAAAAAATTGTTAATGCAGGATACACTCAGATTTCTCGAGTAGAGCGCGGATCTAAAATGATGGGCAACATCACTAGTATGTTCAACTTCTAAGCTGAATATACTAAAATAACTGTAGAGATTTCTCTTTAAGCAAATGGTTTACTCGATTAATCAAGCTACCGCCGGCAACCATGGTCCTCGTCCGACCGTGTCCGGACTCGTGGCACAGGGCATGAGTCAACTTGAGGCACAACAAGCAGTTGATGCCTGGCTCGAACGCGAAATTGGTGGCGGCATGTCCAAAGCCGAGCTTCAAGATTTTGAAACCCTTGTTGGTCGCCTTGAAGGCTCTAAAATGCGTCAAGCTGCCCAAAGCAACCGCGCACGTCAGCGTGACACCATGGCCGGCGGTCTCGCTAGCATGATGGGTAATTTCTGATCTATCTAATGCTTACTGGTAATGCCTGAAATTGATTCCAAAACTGACGAAAGTTTCGACCTCAAGCGTTACCAGCAAGCTGCTGATGTAGCTTATCGCTACGCCAAAGATAAGCTCGAGAACGGAAACGCGCCTGCCACCACAAGCGAAGAAGACGCCTTTAATGAAGAAGATGCATAAGGAATTACATCATGCCTGACACAGCTTTTGACTGGGAAGATCCGGCAAATCCGGATCCATATGATCTATTATTTGACGAGGACCAGGCCCGTAAAGCCGCGGCTGCTGTCAAAATTTTCCAAGATGTTTCCGTTGGATCTACTAAAGAAAAAATGAAGGAGGCAGGTGAACAAGAAAGAACTTCCGCAGAGCAAGCCCAGCGTTTCAGCGAAAGCGACGAGGCGCGAGACTACTCTCAGGCCCAAAGAGCATATCGATATTGATATCTTTGATCAATGGGTGGACAATTTAGATTCACCTACTGAGCAAGCTTTTCGGGCGTTCTGTGCAGAAAACTACTCTCTTATCGAGTGTTATCTCTACGCACGTTTCTTGCGGTATAACGGCTGCATAAGTGGCTGTGATCTTTGGATCCAACAAAACTATCCCAAGCCTGATCACAGGAAAGTTTTGTTGCGTGAAATTGATGAGATGCAAGAAGACATTAGGAAATTAAGGGAAGACGTAGATAACGGTATCGTTAAGCGCGATGCAGGTGTCGCCAGGATTGCAGGCATGCAAAAAGAACTGCGTGGCACCATCGCACAAATGAGCTTATTCACCGCCAGCAGGGACCGCAAAGGCCTCTTAATGGCAGGTGCGGATCGTGCCATACGTGAACTACTTACTATCTTCAAGGACGACCCCATTGAGATCCCCCTGGAAGAAGCCTCAATGAGCGTATGGTCCCATATGCAGATGGAAGAGTAATCGTCTTAGAATAACGCAATGCAGAAGCCACCACCGCAGCCACCGCAATACGGTGAAAACATCGCTGGTCGAATGTTTGACGTTGCTCGTCAACTTCAAAAGAACCGCGAAGAATATGCTAGCGTGCGGCGACCAACACCCTTGGCGCAGAAAGTTTCTCAAGGCCAAGACGTGATAAATGCATTAACCAAAAAACAACAAGATGAGCAAGGACAAAACGCCTCTTCAACTCCTGGGACACCTCAAGAAGAACGAAGCGAAGAACAAGGACGGAAGCGAAATGTCCGACCAGGAGAAGAGGAAGGCCGCATTAGATAAAGCACATAAATACAAAAAACAAAACAAAAACAACAAAGACAAGTAATGAGGTAGCATTCAGTAATACACTGAATAATACCGATCGTGCCTGCATATCAGCATCTTGCATATCGACGCAACGCACAAGCTGCTGCCCGCCGGCAACAAATTCGTGTCCCCCGCAACCTTGAGACGCTACAGAAAGCAAGGGACGATTTTGGTTTCTTCTGTGATTACGTAGCTGATAAGCCACCGGCAGAACACCATAAAGAATGGCATCGTCACTTTGTGACTAATGAGGACAGCAGCTGTCTCATTAAAATTGCTGGCCCCAACGTAGACCTACTTGCGCCTCGTGGTTCCGCCAAGTCCACAGTCTTAGGTTTGTTTACTGCATGGGCTATTGGTGTGCACACCATGGCCAAGATGCCACTACAGATTCTTTACTTGTCCTATACGGTTGATATCGCACGTTCCAAGTCTGCAACCATTAAACGAATCATTGAAAGCAAGCGGTACCAGGAGGTCTTCCCGAAGGTACGTCTTCTTAAGAACGTTACCAGTAATGAGTACTGGTCTATTGATCACAAGTTTGCTTCTATTGATACCACTGGTGAAGAACAGTTCACACTGTGTGCGGCAGGTCTTAAAGGCTCAGTGACCTCAAAGCGTTCTCACCTAGTCATCATCGATGACGCCATTAAATCTGCGGCAGACATTTCCAACCCTGACATCCGTAAACAGATGCAGGACAACTGGAATGCTGTGATCGCACCAACCATGTTTGAAGGAGCACGTGCCATCTGCCTTGGCACCCGCTTCCGACATGATGACATTCACTCCACGACATTCAACCCGCAAAACAACTGGATGCAGATTGTGCTGTCGGCAATCTTGAATGATGCCAAGACAGGGGATGAGGTCTCGTACTGGCCAGATATGTGGTCACTGGACTACCT